ATGCCGTTTTCATTTAGTTATTTCCTTTTATTCTTTTGTTTCGTCTTTTGTTTCGTCTTTTACTTCGTTAGTTTTTTCAAGCAAAGTAATTGTGTATGGGTGTTTTTCAACTTCCTTTGCACCCTCGATTAATTTTTGAGTTAAGTGTACGGATATAACCCCTATAATTCCCTCAACTTCGTCCCCTGTCATAATAGTATCTATGCCAGCGGTTTCGTTGTGTACGTTATATAACAAGTTAGGATCGTAAGGATTATATTTTGGAGCTGGTTCTTTACCCTCTGCAATAGCTGCAATACTTTCACCTAACAATTTGCTTTCTTCTGCGGTATGGTTTTTAAAGTTTGCCAATTCTTCGGCAAGTTTATTGTTTCTTTCAGCCATAGCGTCAATTTCAGCCTTGTTAGCCTCTGCTTGTGCTTTTAATATTGCTTGAAATTCCTCTGCTTGTTTCTTCAAAAGAGCCTCAACATCAATAGCCGGAGCTTTATTTTCTGCTTTATTTTCCGCTTGATTTTCTCCCAATAACTCTTTTTCTGTTTTTTCTTCTGTTTTTGCCATAAAAATTACTCCTTATTTTTGTTAAACATTAAAAAATAGGGGCAATAAATGCCCCTATTCTACTCTTACGCTACATAGCAAGACGCTTTTGCCAAGCCTTTTGGCAATACAGTCTTACCACCGTAAAGATAAAGACCTCTAACCAAATCTTTAAATCCTTTTTCAGATCTGATATGTTCGATCTTTGATACTTGACCTGCAAATGTGATAGCGTCCTCAATACCTGCAAGGACTTCAACAACATTTGATACAGTTTTCATATTTGTTGCGACCATAACATCAAAGCCGCAGAAATCGTAAACAGTACCCTCACGAACATTTTTATCAACAAGTGCTGATCCTCTGTCTTTCATTTCCGGAGAAAGTAAGATAAGAGCTTCAATGTCCGGATTTACTACTGCCCACGGACGGCGACCGCTTGCGTCTTTGCCCTTTTGGTTGATAGCGTTTGATGTTCTCAACTTTTTCTTTAACTCAACAAACATTTTATAAACATTGTCTTTTGTTAAAGCTGTTTGTGATGTGCCATAACCGCTTACAATGTTATCGCTATGAACATCTGATCTTTTTCCTAAAAGGAAAGTATCTTTTGCCATTTCAATAGCGTATGCAGCTCTTGCGATATATTTATCGGTTAGCTTAACATTAGCTTGTGTTTTGGTTACATCATCAACTTCAAAAGCAAAGTATTTTTGCTGGTCGATTTCTAACGCCTGTGTTGTAGCCGTTAATTTTTGGTATGTAATACCTGTGAAGTTTTGATCGTCCGGAGTGTAAGAGTTGATAGTAATATCTCCAACTTCTTGAATGTTTACTTTATCTCCGGCGTTCTTAATTTCACCCTCCCAATCTTTATTGACGCAATCTTTCATAACGCCAACATCATTGAGTTTTTTGTTTAATTTTTTAGACCAATATTCAGGAATGAATTGACCTAATGTTTTTGTTGATCTTGTTGCTACTGACATAATTTTTACTCCTTATAATTTTACTTTTAGTCCTTGATTAAGCCCGCAGCTACTTGACGGCTGATTTCCTCCTCGTTCTTTGCAAATTCAGCGTCAGACATTTTGTCTATTTCGGATCTCGTAAAGATATGACCGTCTTTAAATTTGCCTGTATTTGTATTTGCCGTAGTGTTCAGCTTGCCTTTGTGCTTTTCGTCCTCTTGTTTAGCTGCTTGCTCTTTTATATAGTCCTCAATGGCTTTTTTTCGTACATTTTCGACTAATTCAGCAACACCCTCTATTGTTTCCGGCGGGTTATACCACGCATTGAAAACAAGCTCATTATCCTTATAACGCTCTTTATCTGCGGCTTTTAGTTCCTCATATTTTGCATTTGCATTACTGCGAATGTCGGCGATCTCTTTATCAAGTTTGCCGTTACACTCGTTTTGAATAGCGTTAAACTCGTTCATAAAGCGAGCTGCGTCAATAGGAGGTAAATTTGCCACAATGTCCTCAATAGAGTTAATCTGAACATCATTAGGAATGTAGGAGGAGTATTTAACTCCCAAGCCTCTTAGCCTATTGTTGTACTCCGCAAACACATTTTGCCGAGCTTTTGCAATTTCTTGATCCACGTCCGGCAAGGACTGTTGAGTGTCAGAGCCTTTAATTTTAGCCTCTAACTCTTTAATCTTGTTTGCCTGTTCCGTGATCTTTGCTTGTGCCGACTTAAAGCCTTTGTCTGCGTCCTCTTTGGTTTTAAAAGTTCCCAAAAAGTTTTCTTCGATTTCCTCGTCATCTTCTCCGTCAGAAGTCGGATCATCAACCGCCGGATCTTCTGCATTGTCCTCATCATCTTCGGGTGCGTCTGTTTCCGTTTCGGTTTCCTCGATAGTTTCTTCGGTGTTCAATTCCAAGTTTTCGTTTCCGTCCATTGTTTACTCCTTTATTCTTTCTGTTATATCCTCAATAGCTTTTGCATAACCTTTAAGAAAAGCTAAATCATCAGTTTTTTTAATCATTTTGAGTAGTTGCCTATTGTGGTATTCCCGTAGGCATTCCCATTTGTCCGTTATCAACTGCAAGTCCTTGATTTCCGCCTGCAACTGCTCCTCCGTTAAGTGTCTGTATTGCATAATCCTGTACCACCTTTTGCTTATCTATTTCCTTAATATCGTTTTCTATTTCTTCTTTATCGTCATAAATAATGCGTCCGGTATTATCAAAATCAGCCTGTTCAAGTGCCATTCTAAACAATTCAACCTTATCAACCGCCTTATTTACTTCCGGATCTTGTAAGAACGCTCTAATCATTTCCAAATCTTCTTTAAATCTTAGAGTACGCTCTGTTTTTGCCTTGCTATCAGAGTAAATATAGCGATAGTTTCCGTTTCTTGTTTCGTCCGTTACTTCTATGTTTTGACCTACATTTTTTGTTTTATCGAATTGATAAATGTTAGTAGTCCCAAACTGTTCATTTGCGATAGTATCAGCCGTTTTTTCAATTACAGGAATTACAATTCTTGAATAAATTTTGTCGGTTAATTGATTTTGTCTTGCAGACTGTCCGGACACAATAGCTTGTGTTTCCGTTGCCGTTTTCATACGGCTTTCTTCTGCCCCAGCCATATTTTTAAATATACCCGTTGCCCTCTCGATCAACTGTTTAAAATATGCGATAAAATCAAAGCCCGTAAATGCGGGAGAAAAGTCAAGTTTTTCCGGTTTTAGCGGAGTTTTTGAGATTTCGTCCACATCATACTCAATTACTTTTCCGGCTTTTATTTTTACATCTTTATCCAGCATTTTTTTAGGAGAAAGCCAAACCGGATTTATTTGTAAATCCAAACAATAAACTTGCTTAGATAAAATTTCACTTGATATGTCATTCAAAGATTTTGCAACCCTCAAAGGACTTACGCCCCTGTGAGTGTCCGGATCTTCAATAATGTTTCCATATACAAAAGGCTTATGTAAATATGGGTTAGGTTCAAATCTTATAATATGCTGCTTATTTGCTACTACGATTAAGTAATTGCGGATCATTTTATCGTCAATTTTTATGTTTCCCCAATACTCAATAAGCTCAATTAAGCCGTCTTTGCCTTTTTCCTTGTCCCCGTCCCTCTTTATCTGGTATTCTTCACGCTCGTACTCGTCATCAATGTTTTTTAAGTCCTCTTTTGCCTCCGGTGTAAGCGTGTAGTTTTTGTTGTTTATAATCTCATCATAGCTTTTATGAGTTCTATACATCATATCGGCATTTTCTAAGTCCTCCGACTTGAACGGATCGAAAACAAACTCCAAGTTATCAAGGGTTTTTACAACTGCTCCGTCATATACCAGCTTGTCATACTCAACAAAGTTAGATTTTGCTTGTTGCAGTTTTTCAAACTCTACATTTGCCATTAACGGATTATTGAAAAGTGTTGTAAACCCGCTGACAATGTTATCTTTCAGCTTTTCAAGTATCGTTTTTTTGCGGCGTACTCTCTTAACTTTCTTTTCCCAACCGACATATAAAACAGCCTCCCCGCTATCTACGATACAGTCTGTCATCTTTTCCATTTCTTGCGTAAAGCTCATTTTAGAGAACGCATTTACAAGCATAGCCTTTTGTGTAGCCGCATTAGCTTGACTTTCTTCGTCCTCTCCTTGACAGTCAAACATACTTTCCGGAGTTTTATAAATGTTTTCGTACAAATGAGCCTTTAAACTTTGTGAAAGTTCTGTAAGCTCCGGAAGTCTAAACATTTTATATCCGGTTTCTTTGTCCTCAACATAAGATTTACGCTGATATATTTCGTCCCTTAATTCGTTTGTTTCGTCAATTTGCGTTTTTCTTGCGTCATACAAGCTGCTATAACGCTTTACAATATCATCAGCGACCTTTTTTGCTTTATCTTTTGATAGTTTATAGGTCTGATCCTCAACTTCGTAAATAAAATCCATTGTTTACTCCTGTTATTACTTCCCTTTGCGGTTTTTAATAGCCCAATAGTATTCAACTAAATAGCTTGCAGCGTCAAAAGGGTGTCCCAAATACTTCAAATCGGGATCTTGTTCTATTTCTTTTTGTGTCGGCAAGTCTATTTCACTTGTCCCCTGTTTAAACTTCAAATAATCAATGTTATAAAGCAGCTTTTTACACTTAGGATCAATAAAGATTTCAATAATTCCCTTGTTTGTCTTAACTTTTTGATTAAATGCGTTAATTCTGCTTATAATCGGCGGGTTTCCGTCCCTTATTTCAAGTGTTACCCTCTCGTTGCCCTCGTCATCTTTTCC